TGGGCCAGTTAATAATCCATCAGATCCAAATACCCATTGGTTTTCAGATACTTCTTCTCCAGGCGGTCTTGTGCTTACCAATACTAATCTTTCAGTATCAGAAACAAGAACTTTATTTCTTTCTCCACCAAAGATTAGATCTGCAGTAGAAGCATCCTGGTTTCCACCTGCACGAATATGAATATGGTTTGGTGCTGTTGGATCAATAATTAAATATTGATTTGATGTAATATCTCCATCTGGAACTAGTTCTATTGTTCCGTTTCCAGATCCATCACCTGCTCCTGTTCCTGCACCAATAATTCGTGATCCGTCAAAAGTTATATCTCCTGTATTTGCATCAGAGCCGTCTGCACCCTTTGGAATCCAAACTTCCCATTCTGAAGAGTTACCAACTGGATCACCAAGTTGTCCACTTGCTTTAGCAAGATAGAGTTGTCCATCTGATCCTCTTACTACTGCAATGTTTGGTGAATATCCACTTGATGCATTATAGTTTCCTAAATAATAAATTCCAAAATCTGTTCCATTAGTACCGTCAGATCCATCTGCACCATCTGCACCATCTGCACCATCTGCACCTTTAGCGGATACTAAAAGCCAACCATTTGTTGGTGGAGAGTATGATGAAAATTGACCAGTAGGATGATAGTAAGTAGATCCTTGAAATTCAACTACAGATCCAGCAGCATAGTCAATTCCGTTTACCCATTCACCAGTAAAATCCCAAAGAGCATCCGCTCCATCTGCTCCGTCAGCACCATCTGCTCCTGGTGCGCCTGGAGTACCATCTCCGCTACCACCTGTTGTAGTAAACCGTGCCATTAGTTGCCTGTTTCTAAGCCAGTTTGTAGAATTGCGACCTTTGAATTGTTAACAGATGATATTGCGTAAAGTGCATCTAATCCAGGTAGCTCAATAGAAAATGCTGCATCTGGAGCAATACGATATCCATAAACAGAGGCAGATACATCTTCTCCACCAATATAGACATAAGCAGATTCATGTATATTCTGAATTGTAATATCCATTCCAGAATGAATTCCGTTTGGAGTTAAGCGAGTAGCAGTTGTATTGCTAAGGGTTGTGTGGGCATGTAAAGTCATACCTAGATTATATCACTTATTTACTTTAAATACTTTATTCTTAATTCTAATGACTGGTGGCAACTCAGGTCTTGGAGTTGTAACTTTAATAACAGCCATTACAAAGTACCTGAGACATCTCCGATAACATGAATAGTTCCAATAACTGGAGTCCATGTAGTATCGCCATCAATAATTACTTGTAGATCAAAAATTAATTCAGCTACCGCTGTTTTGTAACCAGTTCCCCAATATTCTGTAATTGAAGCAGGAGCTGTAACATCAACGTATCCATTATATGAGACGACTTCAAGCTCATCTATAATGTCACCTTTAGGATCATAACTTGAGGCTGTAAATTCCCAATCAGAAATATCAAAATAAGTAGTCTCATCATCTTCTAAGAATTCAATACGCAAAGGCGCAGTATCTCCTCTAACCACGTTCCACTTAATTCTAACGGGATCAGCACCAAAAATCTCAGGACCACATGTACTCATAATCTTGATTATACCATAAAAAATGACTAATACCAAGGTGGTGGGTATAAGACAACCAAGGTATTAGTCAATCTAAATTATATCATATCGGACATCATGTATATTAAAGTAACAAAACGTTATAATAATAGATAACAAAAAGTTATAAAGTAAATTGTTATAAGATTGTTATTTGTCAGGGTATAAAAATTAAGAAATCAAGACTGTAATAGTGTATACTAAATATATATAAGAAAAAAGAACTATCTTTAAAGGTTTATATTTATATATCTTATATATTATATATAGTAGTTATTTAGATTTTGCAATATAGTCTAAAAGTATATCGTACATACGGTCTAACTTGTCTTTCATAACTTTATGATCTTCTTTCATCTGCTTACGACTAACATCAGCATCATAAATTTTATGTTCTAACCTTGAAATTTGGTCTTTCATTGACGAGCCTGAATTGGGTTTAAGTTCGCTGAGATAATGTTTTACGAGAAATTTAATTCCACCCGCCATAATACCAACTATGGTCAGTACGCTCAAAATTAATGCTGCCCAGTCTTGTACGCTCATAAGTTTTATTATACTATTAGTTTATTAAAATACGGCGGGATATAGAGTTCGCCGATTTAAATTCGTCGAAATAGAGGATATCCAAACCATCTATAGACAATCTATGGGGAACATCCCCAAACATGTCTTAGATTGGTTCCTATAGCCTTATACGCTATAATAGAAGTATGTCTGATGATGTAAAATTTAGTGACTTATTTGATCCTTCGCAACCAAGGAGTGATAAAGAGCTAATTGAACAAAGGTTGGCAATTTGTAATGAATGTCCATCTTTTAACAAACGATTAATTAAGTGTAGAGAGTGTGGATGTTTTATGGCATTAAAATCTACGCTACGACAAGCTAAGTGTCCATTAGGAAAATGGTAATATGAAAATTAACAGGTTATCCCCAGATCTATATGAGATCGAAGATTTTATTACAGTCGATCAACAAACAGAGGTTTTAAATTTTGCATCAGGCTTAGATGAAGAGCAGTGGTGGCTATCACCTGATGATGATTATAAAAATGGATTTTTCTACGGCAAACAATATAACGGTGACAAGCCACAGGTATTTAAAGATATAGACAATCAAATTCAAAACCTATTTGAATCACTATTGTATGTAGGCTCAGTTGCACTTCAACGGTATAGAGAAGGAGCAGCTATTCAGGAACATAGAGACTATTGGTTAAAGGATGAGCCATATCACATCAGGTATGGTGTATGTTTATATTATAATGACGAGTATGCTGGAGGAGAATTAGAGTACTCAGAGTTAGGTATTGTACATAAGCCTAAAGCTAGGTCTTTGGTATTACATGGTGGGAATATCCTGCATAAGTCATTAGCGGTTCTTGATGATCTCCCCCGATATTTTTCAACATGCTTTGTAAGAGGATCAAAAGAAAGTCCAGTTCTTTTCAATAAAGAACTCTTTAGCGAAATAGAGGAACACGATGGATCAACGTATAACTGAACGTATCAATGAAATAAATAATATGACTCGACCAGATTTTGAAAAACATATGCGAGATAAACGAGATGTTATGCGAGCTTCAGATATGTTTGCTTTAGATATCTTAGAATATAAGAAAAATGGATATTATGTAGAAATGGGATCAGCAGGTCCTATTAGTGGAAACACAACCTATAAAATGGAAAATGAATATGACTGGACAGGTGTTGGTTTTGATTTAGATCAAAGAAATGTCGATGAATATAACTCTGTTCGTAAAAACCCTTGTTTAATGCAAGATGCCACAACCTTTGATTATTTAAAATACTTTGAAGAGAACAACTTTCCAAAACAAATTGATTACCTTCAAATTGATATTGAATCTCCTATGGATAAAGGTGGAAGACCTATTGCTCCTATTGGAACACCATTGAATGGTTTAATTGCCCTGCCATTATCCAGATATCGCTTTACCGTTATTTCTTTTGAACACGAATATATTATCAACTACAAGAATGCTTCCTTGCGTGATGCTCAGCGAGAAATTCTAAATAACCTAGGCTATTCCCTAGTTGCAAAGATAGGTCATGAAGACTGGTGGGTTGACTCTACTGTTATTCCATATGAGATCTACAAATATTATGGAAGATACGAAGCACCATAATGCCAAAATATTATTATAAAGTAGATGAAAAGATTTGTGCTGAGACTTATAAGTTCCACGCAAAAAAAGATTTATTTGCAGATGGATATTATCCTTTGAGTATGACGCTAGTTGTTGAAGCGACAAATGAAATTGAATCTGAAAAAATACGTATTGCAGCTACCGATATTAGAATGTGGAATCTAGATCATATAGAGGATTAGGCGTCAGTTGGTCTTCCTAGGTCTCCCCAGAAAATTTCTCTACCCATGTTATCGGTTATAGGCATGAGCTTAGACTCTTGTCCGCAAGAGCAGTTAGAGCAAACAGTTTCTGAAAATATTTTTTGAGCAAGGCTTTCGTATTTAGGATCAAGTTCATCCCATGCGTTTTCTAGATTATCTAAGATTCCCATTTAAATATTCTATCATGATTTGTAGTGTTTGAATATTATCTTTTACATTTCCTAGAGCTGCATTACAGTGATGACATAGCAAACCTCTTACACAATTACCACAAGAGCCTTCTCCTGGACAACAAGCGTGATCATGATCTACAGATAGTCGTTTTCTGAAACTTGTATCTTTTTGCTTACAAATCATACATGAGAAGTTTTGACTTTGTAACAAATTGTGATAATCCTCAAGAGTCAAATGATATTTCTGAAGTGTACGTGTTCTAGATAGTAATGGAGCACATTCAGTACAATAGGATAACCCCTTATACTTTCCAGTCTTAGATTGTTTCATTTGATCTTCTTTAAAGTATTCTCCACAATTTCTACAGTGGATATTTCCATTCTCATCTAGCTTCCGTGGAAAAATACGTGTTGCGTCATTTTCCTTTAAATCGTATTGTTTTACACAAACCTTACACCATTGCTTTAATCCATCTGGACCCTTGGAAAATTTATGAAATTCAGATGTCTCTTTGTATTCCTGGCAACTTGTACATTGTTTTAAACCATCTTTGTTATATTGGGCTTTTGTGTATTGTTTTCTCATACTTAAGTATATCATAAACTTCAGATTTCATTCAGATTTCATACTGGAGATTTTCTGACAACATCTAGCTTGTGCATGATACGTGATTTTAGAAAATAAAACAACAAATTTTAGTGCGCCCATAACTAAACAATAAAAATAAATAGTGTAGTACCAGCAAAAACTTTTGGTGTAGTGCCTAGTAAAAGTTAGACACTACTACCCCAAAAATTATTTCTTAGCCTTGCCCTGTATCCAGCCTGAGTGAATACCTGCTAGTGGGGCGTCAATATTTACCGCTGTACCTAATGGCAACGTATCACCAAACAATTCAATAAATTGTAATAGGTTTTCTTTGCTATCAAATGTCATACCCTTAGTAGATCCGCCTACTGTTGTTAGTGTTGCGTTTATCATTTAGTTTTCTTCTTTCGCTAGTAGGTAATCGTTATTGAGTGGAGCAATGTTGAGGGCGTATAGTGCCTCACCTCTTGCCTTGTCTTTTGCTCGCTGTAATGCGTAGCGTTCTTGTTGTTCTTGTCTAATGCGTTCTAGTGTATTCATTTAGTTACCCCCGTTAATAAAACATAATCCGATTGCGATTGCTATGCCAATGAAGGCTCCTACTGGTGCCATGAAGTCTGCGTTATCATCTAACCAGTCTATTGCGTATGTGAATGGGTTCATTTCAATTCTCCTTAGTTAGTTGAGCGATATAGGGGAGTGTATTCTCCGTCAATTTCTATTGAGCAAGGGGCACAGCCGAAGCCGTCACAGATGTCATCATTTTCAATAGCCCAGCAGATTTCATCTGTTGCGTAGATTGTGTTAGTGTTCATTTTTGAACCTTTCTTGTTGTTGTTATAATGGAAGTATAGCAGGGGGAACTGACATTTTGACCCCTTTTGGGGGTGTGTCTGATGTGTTACTCGTCACACTCGCAAGGCTGAGCGTAGTCAAACTCACAGAAATAGCACCCCTGAGCCTGAAAGTGCTTGTCGCAATAGTGACGGAATTGGCTCTCGCCACAGTGGATAAATTGAGTGTTATCAGTTAAATAGTACTGATTCACAGGGTATAGGGTAAGTGACATTTTTATGTCCTTTCGTTGTTGTTATATGGCAAGTATAGCAGGTAGCACTGACAAAAACAACCCGACACGCCGTAATTGTGTAATATTTATATGTGATATACACCACATAAAAAAATGTCGAAAAAAAGTTATCCACAGGGTGATGTGTATATCCTTGTCAAGCCGACACGCCCTAATAATTATAACAATTTGATAACGATCTAATCATGTGACATGAAACACATGTGACCTACCTCACAATGTCCGTTTTATCCTATTTGTACCCCTCAATTTGTCAGACCCCTGTGTTAAACTTACAGTATAAAGAAATTAAAGAAAGGTGGTCAAAATGACTACATTAACAAAAACACATGAGCATAACCCTATGCTTTCCGCTATCTCTAACTATGGAGATGAGCAATTCACTTTCTGCCAAGATTGTGAGCAAAATATTGAGCGTTACTACTATGATGGTGACCCTGAGCAATTCCCTATGTGGACAGATTGGTATGTGTCTACTAAATGAGTATTTGGACTAAGTTCGCTACTGTAAGCGATTACCCTAAAGGGTTGATGAACTTATGCCCTTGCGGTCAGGTTGTATTAGCCCCCGCCCAATATCACGAGGGTTTCCCATGGTGGAACAACCCTGATAAGTGTAAAGAATTGTGGGCTATATCACAAAAAGAAATTTCCGACACGCTGTCTAAATAAGGCAAAATGTCAGACCCTAATGCTAAAATTGCTATATAACGAAAACGAAAGGTGGTCAAAAATGACTATACTAAAAACACAAGAGGTTATAGATAACGCCCTATTATCCGTATCAGAGCCTCACCTATACGGCAGAGCCTCTACCGCACTTATCGCATGCTCTAACTGTAATGATAATTACTTAGAGGTATTTGCTAAAGATAAAAAGTTCACTAAGTTCACATGCGAGGGGTGTAAGTAATGGATACATATGACAAAAGACAATTAGCCTATGATTTAGCAAAAGAAAAATATGGCGATACTGGTCACACTTATGCTGCCCTATGGGGTAGCGCAAGCGTATTGCTTACCGAAAAAGATTTAGATGTCATAATTAAAGTAATGGAGAAAAAATAATGATAACACTTACACTAACCTCATATAACGGCAACACTAAAAAAATGCCTTTCTATTCTAAGCAACAGGTGCTTGATTTTATTTCTGCCCTGCCTTCACGCCTTAACAAAAACACATCTCTAAAAGTAGAGTGTGACTTATTAGCAATTAACGGAACTATTAGAGGGGCTAACTAAATGATAAACCTTATTCTTATTCCCTTATTTATTTGGGCTGCTTATGTCACTTACTTAAATGTAACCGATTATCTAAATGTAAAAAAAATAGAAAAGGAAAATAACTAATGCTAGATTTTGATGTAGCCTTTGAAATTAAAACTTGGTTTGATGACATGCTAGACGAATCGTATAAGCCTTTTGAAATTGGCAACCTAAGTTTTTCTGCCTCACAGATTTTGCGAGAGTGCGACCCAATCGCTTATCACCAATCGCTTTTAGATTTTGAAGATGCCATTAGAGAAAATGAAGAGGTGTAAAAATGGAAATAGATTTATTCGGATTTGCTAACGCAATACAATTAGATCATTTAACTAATGATCAACTTTTAGAATTAGAAAAAATGCTTAACGGAATTGGAGAATAAAAAATGGACTTAACTTTTTTCACTGACGGCAGAGCTTTATTTTTCTTAACTTTATTTTTTGCTTTTCGTTTTCTATTTTTACTTTCTAAGGAGTGAAAAAAAATTCGAAAAGTCAAACCGACACGCCGATAGGTTTAAGATTGTTATACAAAAGTTATAGAAAAATTTACAGTGTGAGAATAGTCACAAAAATAAATATCAAAATGTCCGAATTGTTAGCATTTCTAATTTGATAATGTCAGTCTAATCTGCTAAACTTACATAGTAAGCAATTAACGAAAGGTCAAAAATGACACTAGAGGAATATAAGGCGCTAATACAGGCGCAACGCAACGCAAGCAAGGCTCAGGCTTTGTCAGTCCTATCCGCTACAATTAAAGAAATAAAGAAAGGTGACAACTAATGTCAGCAAAACCATACACAATAGAGGACTTGCTAATCGGCAAGACTTATCGCTCAACTAATCGCCATGATGAAGGCGTTATCCAATACGCAACTCCCCGCCCTGATGTTTGGTACGGCTCAGAGTTTGAGGCATACGCTATTGAGGTTCGCTCAACTCGTGGAATCAAAAACTTTTGGGCAACTGTTGCCATAAAGGTAGGTGCTTAATGATAAACTCAGTTTTAACAATACCCTGCGAGGATTGCTACTCAACTGGCCTAATCTTTTTTGGTACAGGCGAGGAATACCATGTTGAGCCTTGTCAGTGCCAAGATATACAATTATTTAATACACCCGAATCCAACTAACGAATAGGAAATAAAATGACAATATCAATAGAACACGCTCTAAAGTTTGTAACCGAATTTGATGAAACTCATCCAGTGGCTCAACAATTTTTAGCACTTGATGAAGTAAGTCAGATAATGCTTTTAGAATCAATGCTAAAAGATTTACTTGCGCCTGCTATCAAGCCAGTCCTTGAAAATATAAACGCAAATGGCACTTACGCAATTCTAAAGGTGGCCGAATAATGATGACTCGTAAAGACTATGTCGCAACCGCTGAAATTCTTAGCAATTATTTTGCTACATCTGTTTTTGATGAGCAAGGAGAAATTTTATTTGCTGATTTGGTAGATGAATTTTCTCTAATGTTTGAAACTGATAACCCAAGATTTGACGCAAATAGATTTGCGATTGCTTGCTATAAAGAATTGGAGATGGCAAATTGATTTTAGATAACGGAACACTAATCGCAATTGTAATTGCTTTAGCTGGATCACTTACAATGATGATTGCTTTTTGGCAACGCAACATCCAATTAGAAAAAGAAATTCGCAGATTGCAAGTTGCTTTGCGAAGTGAACGAATTAAAAAATAAAAATAAAAATCCTGAGCAAGATTTTAAACTGCTCACTAAAAATTTTTCGAAACGAAAAGTTATCCACAGCTTTACGTACTTTGTCCACAGGCCCAGGTTTTGTGAGATTTGTCACAATTTTATAATTTGTATTTTAACTTTAAGTATGCTAAGATTATTGTATGTCAACTAAGAAAACCGCTGAGGATTTACGCAGGCTTATGGAATTGCGTAGGTCAAATGCGGCGACCCCTATTAAGTCTAAGAAAGTTTATTCTCGCAAGAATAAATGTCAGTCCGATATGCTAGAATTAAAAAATAACAACAACTAAGAAAGGTCGTGCCCCCATGACATTTGAAAACGATGAATTCTTTGATGAATTCTATTCTACTACCTGCCCTAAGTGTAATGAAAATGCTGTTGATGAATATATGCCTATGTGTGATCATTGCTGGCTAAATGAATTAGCAGATTCTATTACCCATGAAGATCGTGTATTAGAAATGAGTCTTAGCCTTGACTACTAATCCCCTAAAATTAAAACGTTCTAACGATAGAAAGGTGGCTAACCTTGTCACAAAAAATGGAAAACAAGCAGCAATTGCTAACACGTTCGGCCTACCTGCTGGAAAGGCTTTCTCGTGCCCTGGTGCCACTAGTGTATGTGAGAGCATATGCTACGCAGGAAAACTTGAAAAGGTCTTCCCTTCCGTAAAGGTTAACCTACTTCATAATTGGGCCCTGCTAAAAGACGCAGACTATTTAACCATGCTTAATTTGATCAGTGAGATGATTGCTGATTTTAAGGCTGATTGTGTAAAAAAGAATGCGCCCATGTTATTCCGTATCCATTGGGACGGTGACTTCTTTAATGATACTTATGCCATTGCGTGGTCCGATGTAATTAAACTTAATGCGGATGTACAATTCTGGGTTTACACTCGTGTTAAGTCTGCTGCCCTTATTCTAAAAGATATTGAAAACCTCTCACTGTATTTTTCTGCTGATAGTGAGAATGTTAAAACTGCTGTTGATCTAAAAATTAATAGTGGCGTACGCATGGCATACCTTGCTAAGAATTTTGCTATAGGTCAAGCAGATGTTAAAGAAATGATCGGGCGCCCTGCTGCTAAATGTCCTGAAAATAATAAGCAAATTCCATTGATTAGCACTGCTGGCTCGGCTTGCGTTTCATGCTCATTGTGTGTATACTCAAAGAGTGACATAATTTTTTCTGCCACTAAAAAATAAAAGGAGAATAATAAAAATGGAAATCTTAATAATTGCAACTGGTATTTTTATTGCTATCTTAATGATTGCTGGATCTGGATAATAAAAAATAATTTAAAGGGCAGCTACTGCAGGCTGTCCTTTATTTTTTTCGAAAGGTTGTCCACAGGGTGATTTAAGAACTGTGGATAACTTACCCAGGTTGTGAGATTAATCACACGACACGCCGTCTTACTATTTAAGATAAGCCTATTAAAAATTGAAAATGTCAGTGATAAATGGTAGGCTTACAGTATAAAGAAAAAGAAAGAAGGTTGCCCCCTATGGCTACAGTTATAGATAAGACAGATCACTATTTAATTTGGGATATATCTCAGATTTGCTGCGATGAAGTACAATTCCGCTATCAGTGCCGTGTATGCGATGAAATGATGGGTTGCTATTTCTGCTCATTTGATTACACAGAACCCTGCGATTGTCAGTACGACATGGTAGTATCAGAAATATCAACAACGAAAGAAGGAAACTAATGTATAAAATAACTGTCGCCTATGATAGCAATGCCCCACACTGGCAGAAAGATTACCCTGATGAAATGAAAGCGTGGCAAGCATTTTTTCAGTTTACCGATTGGGGAACGGCTAACGAATACTCAACTGTCAATATTTACACTCCCGAATTGGTTTGCTACACAAAAGTATTCTATCGTGAAGGTAGAAAGGTGGTAACTAAGTAATGGCAAGATTTGAGTTTAACACTTTCATAGATGTAGAAGCAGAAAACCATGATGAGGCTATTGATGTTTTTCAATTTCAATTAAAATATGGAATAGATAAAGATAATGTTTATGTCGCAGACATAAAAGAATTAACTATTTACAACAACGAAGGCGTAGAGGTATAAATAATGGCACTATATGAGTTTACTTGTTTTATTAACGTTGAAGCAGACAATGAAGAAGATGCCGTCAGCATGTTTGATTCTAATTTAGAATATGGCGGAATTCGCAGAAGTGATGTTTATGTCGCAGACATTGAGGAGAAAATATAATGGGATCAGTAACAGCAATTGGATTAGCAGACACAACCTTAGACCTTGAAACGCAATTGCGTTATCACTTACAGGGTAATCATTATCCACCAGTACCCGTTGAAATGATACCTACTTGTATTGCCGCTATTGATGCCGCCTATGATGAGGACTATGATCGCCTTATTGATATGCCTATGATTGGTAACTTTCAGGTTACTTGGCGAGGGCAAGCAAAGTCACCAGCCTATGCTATTATTGAAGGACATAACCTATCATGGTTTATTGACCCAGTAGATGAGGATAACGAATAATGTCTAAGACTTATAAGGTAAGCATGTATCATGAGTTTTATCTTGAAACGACTGATATCGAGGAAGTAATGACCAATTACCAATTCCCCGATTTTTCTGATTGCGAGTCTATTATTGGCGAGCCCGAATTTCTAATAAATAGTAACGAGTGGGTAGAAATGTCAGACTCAGAATTAGATGAGATGTTCGCATGATGACAATAAATAAATGCCCTTGCGTTGAACACGATTGCCTTAATGAAGATGACTACACTATTGATGAGTATATGTGCGAGGAATGCTTTATGGACTGCGTAGAAATGGATGGATAAAATGTCTGCTACAATAAAAACTATGGAATTAATCTTTGCTGATCGCTTACAACCAAACCAGCTAATGCTAAATGATCTAATCGGTATCTCAGATGAGGTTGTTGAAGTAACAGGTATTAGCGATAGCAATAACGGCGATGACTATCATGTTGAGTTCACTGATGAGTTTGGTGAGAAAGATGTTATCACTTTCAAGCATGATGAGATGATCTCTCTCTATGTGTATGTTGATAGTGATGAATAAGTAATAAGTTAATTTCTGTGCTTCCCCGCAGAAATTTTCGACACGTGTGAGATTTATCACATAGCAGATTAAGGTGACATTTATCACACCCAGGTTTACGATTAAGAATTGACATTTATGACATTTTCTGTCATACTTAGGTATAACCAAATAACAATTCCACATAGTGAGATTATCAGATAATAATTTGATAAATGTCAGTAGGAAATGTTATACTTAATCTATAACCAACTAACAGAAAAGGAAATACAATGTCAGTTAATACAGCAACTTACAAGGTAGGCGACACCTACACCACACAAAAATCAAAGGTAACTGGAACAATCGCAGAGATTACTCCACTATCAAATGGTAATGTCCGAGTCAAACTAGATGTCAATGGCGCACACCGCTACACAACTTGGACAGCAAAGTAATCTAATTACTTATTCCTGAGCATGAATACAAACTGCTCAAAATGTCACACCCACCCCCTATAATAGAAATACCCCACAAACAGAAACGAGAAAACACATGGCTAGAGCAAAAGCAATAAATGTCAAAATCGCAACACCTAAAATCATCAACGCACTAGAGGTATCACTTGCTAAGTTAGAAACTAACTACGCAACACAAAAAGAAAATGAACTAAAGTTTGAGAAGGCTATGGAAGCATGGAAAGCAGAAGTTCTTACTTTCGCACTTGATAACATCAAGCAAGCCTTTAACTTACGCACTAACTATCGTGCGTATAACGACACTCTAAACATTGACTTTGACCTCAAAGTATCAGAAGCACAAATGCCACCTGAGCCTGAGCGTGAAGTAGAGTTTATTCATGCCAGCACTTATCGTGAGTCAAAGAAGGAATTGGAAAACGCAATTCGTATTCTTAAAATGACAGATGAGGAAACTGTCAATACCAGCACTTACAACGCTGTATCAGAATACCTATAATTCCTTAACGGAAATGTCCTGAGCATGACTATAAACTGCTCAACACAAAACTTTAGAAAGGTAGCCCAATGATTAGCACAATGTTACAAATTAAAGAAGCAACAGAGGAAGCCCTCTTTGATCATGAACTAATGGGTTTAGCGCAATTTATGTTTAAAAACCGTGAATACATGGAAAATGAAGAGTTTGCTCGGTTGCTATTTAAATACAGTGCCTCACTATCAGCACTAACAGCAACACTTGTCTCGTCTATTTGCTTATCAGAATCAGATATGTCAGACATGGTTGCTACAATGAAAGAAATGAATCAACTAACAGAAGGATTGGATAACTAATGATTACAACTACAAATGCCACAGAGGATTTTCTTAAGGCCACTATTGCTAAGCAGGATGAACGAATTAATGATTTAGTTCTACATTCCCAGAATTTAGCGCAGCGTGACTATGAAACAGCAGGCACCCTACAGCGCTTGCGTGATGACATGTTTGACTGGACTATGAATGCTTTGGAAGAGGCTTCAATCAATGAAGCAGAAGCGGAGCAGATCGCTAACATTTGCGGATTTGAATTGTCAAAAGAATTTGAATTAGAAGTTACAGTTCAATATTCAGTGACATGTCGTGCTCGTGATGAAGAGTCAGCACTAAATTTAATTCACGATATTGATTTTGATTCTGTTAATTATCCTGAAGGTGTTGAATATCTTTCATCAAGTGTTGACCGAATAGAAGTTTAGTAGGGGGCTACTAATCAAAGGACCTGAGCACGTCCTAAAACTGCTTCACAAAATTTTCGAACGGGCCAGCTTAAAAGTCAAGTTACGATCATGTGATTAAGATCACGGAAAAAATGTCCAGATTGTCCATGTTTAACTATCCCGATTTGCTTTTGTCAGTCCGTAATGTTATACTTAAATTAACAATCAAACGAAAGGAAATAAACTCATGGCACATGAACTAGAATCACAAAATGGGGTAGCAAGTTTTGCTTCATTCCGTGAACCTGCTTGGCATGGATTGGGTACTGTATTCTCAGAGGAAAAAACCACATCAGAAATGCTTTCATTAGCAAATCTTGACGGGTGGAATGTTCGCTTAGAGGATTTAGAAACCCCTACACATCTAACAAGCGACAAGGCGTACCAATATGTCTTGCGTACTAATCCCACCGATAACACTCAGACAGATATTCTTGGTGTAGTTGGTGAACGCTACCATGTTTTACAGAATGAGGATCTATTCTCATTCGGTGACAATATCCTAGACGGCGGTGGTCGTTGGGAAACTGCTGGCTCAATTAAGGGTGGTCGTGTTGTATTCGGTGCGTTAGCACTAGAACGTGAAACAATTCTTGACCCTACTGGTGTTGCCGATAAGGTTAAAACTTATTTGCTCATCAACACATCACATGACGGCTCAATCGCTATTCAAGCAAGTATCACACCTGTTCGTGTTGTATGCGCTAACACTCTCAATCTTGCTCTTGGTTCAATCAAGAAAAAGAATGGTATCAAGCAATCTTTCAAGATTCGCCATACTCAAACTGCTAACGGCAAGGTACAAATTGCTCGTGAAACTCTTGGCATGGCTAATAAGTATATGGACGAATTTGACATTATGGCTAAGGCTATGATTGAAAAAGAAGTCAATGCTGTTGATTTCAATAACATCATTCTTGCTGCTTACCCTAAGCCTGAAAAAGATTCTAAGGGTTCACTTAAAAAGTGGGAAAATAAAATTGACGTGGTCAATGATATTTACACAGGTGAGTTTAACGGAATGATTGCTGGTTCTGCTTGGGGTGCGTTCAATGCGCTAACCGAACGCCTTGACTGGTATCGTTCTGCTCGTGGTGGTTCTAACGAATCTATTCTCGCAAGCGCAAGTGGATTTGATCCTGCTATTAACGCAGAAAAGAATCGCTTGTTAAAAGTTGTTCAAAATGTTATGGCGTTAGCCTAACAAAAAAATCCTGAGCAAGATTTCAAACTGCTCACCATTAGGTCTGTTAGCTCAGTTGGTTAGAGCGCTACCCTGTCACGGTAGAGGTCGTCGGTTCAAGTCCGATACAGATCGCAAGATTTTCGAATTTGACATTTTTTAAAATCAATGATTACGTAAGCAATGATATTTTTCCAGGAATTGGATTACGTAAGGAGTTGACATTTTGCAGGGTTTGTGCGATAATTAATACATGACCCAAACAATAGAACCATTTACAGATACAGTAGGCGAACACATCCTTGGAGCAATTCAGGTAGATATTGAGCAAGAACTCTTTGAGCAATGGAATGATAGAAATTTAGATGAGGGTAGTGAGTATGCTGAATGGCAATTTATGTCATACGCTCCTGATACACTAAAACAATCATATAACGAATACTATGGATATAAAGAAGGAGATGACTTTTACCTATGATGGGCTATACTAAAGAAGATTTAGATAATATGATTTATGGGGTTGGCTCTGCTGATCTGTTAATTAATGCTGATGAGAATCCTGCTATTCATAATTATTTAGTTACCGCTCACGAATTCTTACAAGGCCTATGGGCAGAAGGATACTTTGACTAATGAATCCTGACGGTACAAGAGATGTTGTTTACTCCCCCGATAATTGGGGTATTGATGCTCCTGACTGGGCTACGCCTACCTTTGGTTCCTATAATGATTTCTTAGATGAAGATGAGGATGACTAATGTTTTCAAACCACTGGACTAAGCATGAGTTTCTTTGTACTGAGTGTGATACTCTTATGGAGTTTACTACTTATTGGAAAGATGAATATATTGCTACCCCGATTTGTCCGTGCCCTCACC